GTATTGAACCTTATCGTGCCAATGCTTATCGCCAAGACACTTTATCGGGTTCTCACTTAAATAAGAATCGTTATCTGGATAAAATTATTCAGAAGGAAAGTGAACAACATAATGCAGAATGGGCTGAAGAAGTATGGCGTAGTATTATTGCGAATGATGGAAGCGTTCAGCATTTGGATTGGATGGACGACTGGACAAAAGATGTGTTCAAGACTTCTATGGAAATTGACCAGCGTTGGGTGGTCCAGCATGCAGCAGACCGCCAATCATGGATTGACCAAGCGCAATCGTTGAATGTATTCTTCCGTCCAGATTCAAACATTAAGTATATTCATGCTGTTCACTTTATGGCATGGAAACTTGGATTAAAAACAATGTATTATTGCCGTAGTGATAAAATTGCGAAAGCAGATAAAGTTGCTAAGCGTATTGAAAGAGAAGTTATTAAAGAGATCGATTTAACCGCACTCGCTACTGAAGAGGGTGCATGTCTAGCATGCGAAGGATAATAAGAAATGATTAAGAAACACAGCAAGATGACGGACGAGAGAACATACTTTAAACCATTTAACTATCCATGGGCATATGAAGCATGGTTAAAACATGAACAAGCACATTGGTTACACACTGAAGTACCAATGGCAGAAGATGTAAAAGATTGGAAAAAGAAATTAAGTAAAGAAGAAAAAGAGTTTTTAACAAACATCTTCCGTTTTTTCACACAGGGTGACATTGACGTAGCAGGTGGATATGTAAAGAATTATCTTCCACACTTTCCACAACCAGAAATTCGTATGATGCTTTCTGGTTTTGCTGCACGTGAAGCATTACACATTGCTGCATATTCACATCTGATTGAAACTTTGGGTTTACCTGAGTCAACATACAATCAGTTCCTTGAATACCAGGCAATGCGAGATAAACATGATTATGTCATTGAGCAATCATCAAAGAATGGCACAATTGAAAGCACTGCTGCACACATCGCAATTTTCTCTGCATTTACTGAAGGTATGCAGTTGTTCTCTTCATTCATTATGCTTTTGAACTTCCCACGTCATGGTATTATGAAAGGTATGGGACAGATCGTTACTTGGTCAATCGTTGATGAAACAATGCATGCTGAATCTATGATGAAACTCTTTAAAGAGTATATCAAAGAGAATCCAGAAATTTGGGGAGATGAACTTAAAGGTAAGATCTACACTATTGCTGAGAAGATGGTTGAACTTGAAGATAAGTTTATTGATCTAGCATTCCAGAGTGGTGACATGCGTGATCTAAAAGCAGAAGATGTTAAAGAGTATATTCGTTATATCGCAGATCGTCGTTTGATTGGTCTTGGTATGAAAGGCATCTTCAAGCGTAAAAAGAATCCTCTACCATGGGTTGAAGAGATGATCAATGCACCAGTGCATGGCAACTTCTTTGAAAATCGTGTTACAGACTATGCAAAAGGTGCATTGTCTGGCTCATGGGATGACGTATGGGGTAAAGCTGCTTGAGGATTACCATTGAAAACGATTGCCATATTTGTGCAGCATCCAGTTTGTTCTGCACAGAGTGTAAACGGAATTGTTAAATCTCTACAGTCCAAATACAGATTTAAGATATTTACAAAACATGAAGTTGAAGATAACTTTTTTGATGATGTAGATTTAATTTGTTTTCCTGGAGGTATTGGTGATTCCGACAGATTTGATGTTATTCTTGACAGGCATGTTGATTCAATCCGTAATCATGTTTCTAAAGGAAACCCATATCTCGGTATATGTATGGGTGCTTATTGGGCTGATCGGGATTATTTTAATATTCTCGATGGGGTCAGAGTTGAACAATATATTAAAAGACCAAACGCAGACACAAGACGTCCTCATGCCAAAGGACAGCTAGTCGAATGGCAAGGGCAACTAGAAAGGATGTATTTCTACGATGGTGCTTGTATGGTTGGCAGTAATATGGATGTTGTGGCTACCTACAGCAATGGTGACCCTATGGCTATTATACAAGGGAAGATTGGGTTGATTGGTTGTCATTTAGAATCAGAAAAGGTTTGGTATGATTACTACAAATGGATGCCAAAACACTGGCATGGTGGTAGACACAACGAACTGTTATTAAACTTTGTCGATAAATTGGTGGAGAAATGACAACATGGATTTTAGTATTTTGGATATCATTTCCAGAAAACTACACACAGTATGAAAAATACAAAACTGAAAAAGAATGTAGAGATGCTGAGTATTCGTGGAACAAAAGACTTAAAGCAGTAAATTCACAAATTCAAGCAGAATGTAGAAAATGGCACACATAGTAGCTAACTTACCACCAGTAAAATGTTTTGTTCGTAGAGAATTTCTTTATGACTTTGAAAAAGGATTCGGAGAATTAGAACGATGCTGGTGGATAAGTATAAAGTCATTAAGAGGACAAGCGTTTCGCATTGAATCTTATCTTAATGAGTATGGCGCATTGTATGATAAATTACCATTACATGCATACTGCTGGAAACCGATTGAGGGAGAACCACTTCCATTAGATTATTTACAACTGTGGGATTGTTTGTCTTATGATATCACTGTGATAAAGAAAGCACAACTTCAATCAATGCGTTGTAAATTTAAACTAAAAAATGGGAGTTGGATGTATGGCACTTATCTATTCACTGTGGATTCTGCTTCTCCTGACTTTAATATTCTTGATACTGGATTTGCTGAAGATACCGAAGATCATAAATCTTATAATTTTATTCAGTGTGACAATGGGCAGTTTGCTGCTCAGCCAAACAATCGTCTTATTATCCTTGAGCCATCGTCTAATCCTAGGGAATTAAAACTGCCTGACTTTAAGGTAGCAACCAAACGCTGGTCTGTAGAATCAGATGCCAAGTGGGCACTTGGTGACACTAACACAGTAATGTACGAAAGAAAAGATGATTGAACTAATTTATCTTTTGATTATGACGCATATTACAATTGTATGCGTAACATTGTATTTACATAGAGGACAGACTCATAGAGGTATAGAGTTTCATCCTTATACCTCACACTTTATGCGATTCTGGTTGTGGCTCACAACTGGTATGGTTACTAAAGAGTGGGTTGCTATTCATCGTAAACATCATCAGAATTCTGATAAAGAAGGTGACCCACATAGTCCTCATAATGAGGGTATATGGGCTATCCTCTTTAGTGGGGTTTATTACTATATTATAACTGCACGAGACAGAGAGATGATTGCTAAGTATGGGGTTGGCACACCTGATGACTGGATGGAAAGAAATGTTTATTCTAAATTTCCATATGCTGGTATCGCAATAATGCTGGTGATTAGTTTACTATTATTTGGTTGGTGGGGATTCTGGTTTTGGGGTGTGCAAATGATATGGATTCCATTTTGGGCAGCAGGTGTTATAAATGGTATGGGACACTATTATGGTTATAGAAACTATGATAGTAGAGATAAATCAACAAACATAATTCCATGGGGTATTGTTATTGGTGGTGAAGAATTGCATAACAATCATCATGGCGATCCAGCAAACCCAAAGTTAAGTAGAAAATGGTTAGAGTTTGACATTGGTTGGATGTGGTTCAAGATACTGAACAAATTTAATTTAGCGTGGGAACGAAAAGATGACAACTAAATACTTTGAGTGTAATGAATGTGGAGCGAGAGGTAAGATTATTCTCAAAGGTGACGAACACAGCACGGAAGATTGCGTATATTGTCCAGTGTGTTCAGCAGATATCTATGAAGAAGAGGATGACTTCGATGACGAAGAATGACTTGGTTATATCAACAAAAAGAAATTTCAGAATTACCAGATGATTGTGTAGGATTTGTTTATTTGATAACAAACCTTACGAACAATCGCAAGTATGTCGGAAAGAAATTGTCAAAATTCTCTAAAACCACATACAAAACTATCAAGAAAAAAGACGGAACGAAAAAGAAAAAACGTATTCGTTCTAAAATAGATTCTGACTGGCTGGAATATTTCGGCTCAAGTATAGAACTAAATAAAGATGTAGAGTCTCTTGGGAAGGAAAACTTCACTCGAGAGATTTTGTACTTTTGTAAATCCAAAGCAGAATGTTCTTACATTGAAGCACGAGAGCAGTTTGCGAGAAAGGTACTAGAAAGCACCGAATACTACAATAATAACATTATGTGTCGTATTCATGGTT